GATTGACAAGGTTGCTTCAGGAATGATTGTCATATATGATGATCATGGCTATGACTCTATTAGTGGGTCTCTACGTTTCGTCCAGGAGTGCCACTCTCATTACTTTGACTCTACAAACCAGAAAGTAAGCCAGAATCTTCTTTCTCTGAGCTCTGTCTCTATGGCTACTGGGGGTTTGCACCCTGAAGTTGGCGATTGTGGCAACCCATACATTGCTATGAATGGGAAAGCACAATGCCTTGTTGGTTACCATATTTCGTATTCTCATCACACTTCTACTGCGTATGCTGCAGCTTTAATAAAAGAGAACATAATTGACATTCTTGCTGACTATGAATCCCGAACCTTCCAAGCTGGCGAGAAGAATGTCACATCCATGCGTATGCCTTTTGGGCATTATTATGCTACTGATGATGTGACTACATACCTCAACACTATTAGACCTGAAGAAGGAAATGTTATTCTACCTGAGACTAGATGTGCTTCTTTGGGCAAAGGCCCACGAACCATATTTCCTCGAAAAAATAGCATGTACAGCAAGACTCCCTTCAGTAATCATATCCTTGAAAAACTTCCTATAGAGAAAGTCCCAGTTTCCTCAAATCTGAAACATATAGTCGATTTTTCAGACATCCATAAGAACAGGAAAGGCCAGTATTGCGTTTTGACTACACAAATGGCTTCATGTACATCTGAATTTCATGCTGATATTCCTACTCTTGAGCATGCTGAACAACTTGTTACAACCATGATGCAAGCATACTACGGGAAAGAACATCGTATGCTGAACCAACATGAAGTGTTGAATGGCATTGATGGTATTAGCCCTGTTACCTTAGACACGGGTGCTGGTATCATTTGTGAAAAAGCTCATAGGGTTATGATGAAAAGAGATGCTATAGTTTTCAAAGAAACATATCATTTTCGTGATAATGAGAAAGGAAACGCTGTCCGTGCAAGATTTAAACATGATGTTGAAATGTTCAAGAAAGGCCAGCCTCCAGTGTATCTCTTCAAAGCTGAACTGAAAACTGAGTGTCTTGCAGTTGAAAAAGCACAGAAAGGGAAAATGCGCTTGTTTAACAACGCTGGAACTGAGCTTATCCTTATTGAAAGAAAAATGTCTGGCCATATTGCTTCTTCTGTTTGTAACAAACCAGGGCCTATATTCATAGGTAAGGACCCCCTACTGCATTTCAATGAATACTTGAAGCATCTTCTTTTTACCCACCACCTTGACATTGATGTCAAGAGGTGGGATAAGAGTGTTTTACCTGCTTTTATTGCTAGGTCTTTGCGTGTATTGTCCAAAATGCATGCTGATCCAGAGGCAGAGACATGGTATACCACTCTCTTTAAGGTTATTGGCTACCCCATAGTTCAGTTCGATGAGACTCTAGCACAACTAATAGGCACAATCCCTAGTGGTATGTACCACACTGCCTTGCTCGGTAGTGTATGCCACATGATCATTTGTACTTATGCTCTTCTAAAATCTCTGCCTGATGACACAAACCCTTTTCATGGCGGCTACTTTATGACATGCGCTGATGACTTAGTCTATCTTCATGATGGAAAAGACATTGATGTCATGAAATTTACAGCTGCTTATAAGGAATGTGGCATTGAGATACAACACCCTGACAAGGTTGGTGGCACAATTCAATCACTTCCAGCCACCAGTCCTATATTATTCTGTAGTAGGATAATACGGAAGGAAGAGGGGAGGTGGTTTCCAGCTCTAGCTTGGACTAGTCTGACAAACTGCCTGCATTTCACTAAAGAAAAAGGTGAGTTGGGGCTTGAGAATCTCCTTACTGTTGTGAGATGTGAGTCATATGCCCTTGAAAGGAAAGAATATGAAAAGATTAAAGACATCCTTTTTGATATTTACGTCTTTCTGAAGAAACATGACATTGCTGCCTCTCTCGTACCATATTCTGTCGCTCACCATATCTGTAGAAATTTCATCTCAGGACTTGTCGAGTCACGTGCTGACATGTTGACCGGATACAGCTCCGGCCAGGCTGTGAATAAAATTTTAAGTATTGACCTGGGCGCACCACAAGGTAAACCTAAGACAACAGTTAGAATTGACAAGATACCTCTAAAACAGAGAGATATCAGACACACTGGCAGAATGGGCACAGAACACCCCCGCACAAGGTTCCTCCAGTCAGGAGAGCGATCCCTTCGAAGTTTTGAGGAACATATCTCAGCTTCTCCAGACGGATTTACATGCACTCTCACAGTTGCGGGAAAAAGCTACCATGGAAATGGTAGTGGTTACGCAGTTGCTGGAAGAGCTGCTAGGGATCGTTTCGAAGATGCACGACCAGCTACCTCTAACAAGGTATCGGAAGAGAATGTTGAAGTCCCAGCTAGCAACTTACATCCTAAAACTAGGTGCAACACTATCTTCCAGAAAGCAGGGCATGCAAGACCCACAACTTACAGTTTCGCCACAAAGACTGGGTGGACAAGTAACCTCGAGCAGGATGGAAATACTATTGTGCGCTCTGGCAAAGATAAAAAATCAAG